TATACCCGTTGTAGCTTGTAATCTAGTAGCTGTTGCTAATGTATCTTGTGAAAATTTAGCCATAAAACCAAATTGTTCACTCATATCCATAAAGGTATGGATCATAGCAGCACTTGTTACATTTATATCATCTAGTTCTCCTGCAGTTTCTGCAAAAGTACCTGCAAGGTTTTTAGCCTCATCACTGGACATAACCATAGTTTTTTCAAACTGGGTTATTTTTTTATTATTCCCTAATATAAGCTCCCCCATTGTTTTTAGGGCACCTAACATTGCAGTAAACGCAAATAATGCTATATTGGCTGGGTTTGTAAGACCTGAAAGCATTTGGTTTCCTGCTTCTTTTAATCCAGCACCTAGACCAGCAACTCCACCTTCTCCATCTTTTATTTTGTCCATAGCAGCACCTAATATTTTATCAGTGTCTACTAAATCTCCTAATATTGGTATTTTACTTATACCTTTTAAAATACCACCAAAAGCTCCTAGTTTCTTTTCATTTTCTTTTAGGATTTCCTTTTCTTTTTTTCTTAATTCATTCTGACGTTCTAATTCATCAGCATTTTGTTTAGTAAATACTGCTTGTTTTGCTAAAGTTCCTAAGGTTTCTGCCTCTATTTCTAAAGCAACTTCTGCTTCTTCTTGTCTATCTTGGGAAGCCTTTAAGGCTTCTTCATCAATTGACGTTCCTTGTGAAGCAAGAGAAAGTAATTCTTCTTGTATTAACTTTTCTTGTGCTATTAAGGAAGATTGTTCCATAGCAAATTCCACTCTTTTTTGTTCTAATGGGGAAATGGAGTTAAGTAAAGCATTTTCTACTTTTCTTGCTTTTAAAATAGCATCTTGATTTTTAAGCAATTGTTTATCTATAGCTTCAACTGAACTAAGACCCCTTCTTTGCTCTGATATTTCTTTAGAAATACTTTTATTAATTTTAAGTATATTGGTATCAAAAGTTGTTCTTTTAGTACTTATACCTTGAACTTCTTTAATAGAGTCAACTAAAGAAGAAGCTAAACCAACAGAATCAGAATCTAAAATATTCTGTTTTTCTTTTACTTCAGCTCTTTGTTTTTCAATTGCAAGAAGTTCTTTAGCTCTATTTAATTCTTGTTCCGTTGGCATTAATAGGGGGTTTTATTATAAATATGAAAAAAAGCAGCTATTTATAGCTGCTCTTTCCCTCATATGGTTTAGATGCTTGTTTAAATTGAGGGGTGTTAATTTTTCCCTCAGAATTAACAAGTGAAGTTTTACCAGCATTTAGTTGATTTTTTTCGGCTGCTGATTTTTCTTCATAAAATTTTTGTATTTCTTTAAATGTAAATTTACGTAGCCATATTGGCATATGATATATAGTATTATAATCATATCCACCTTTACCATGGAATAATATTTCATGAATCTGTTTAAAAAGATTCATTCTTATTTGTGGGGATAATTTAGGCGTCAGGCCAAAAAAACCCAAGCCCTATAGGGATGCGTACCTCCTGACCGCTATCTATAATAACATTAAGATCTACATCGGGTTGTGTTTCTTTAATATGATCTCTTAATGCTTTAGAATCTTTTGCTAATAAATAACCATCTACAAATTCATTAATAGCTTTCCTTTCGGTATCACCATTAACTGATGTAATAATATATTTTAATCTTGTAGAGAGAGAAGGATTAGAATCTTTTTTAATTCTTTTTATACCTTCTATTTCTTTTTCAAGTTTTTTTTCGTCTTTTCCTGTAAGTATTTTATAAGTAATTGGGGTTTGAGTATGAGGAAGATCAAATTGAAATTCATTTAACCCTTGAGTTATTTGAGATTCATCAAATGTTTTATTTTCTAATTGACTTAAATCAATAGTTTCTTTCTCACCATTTATTTCTACTTCATATTGAGACCCATATCCTAAAATACGAGTAGCAATTAAAAGAGCATTTTTATCACCTACAATTAAATCATCAATATCAATTTTAGAAATTATAACGGATTCTAATAATTTATCTAATACATTTCCTTTTTTTATAAAAGAAGAATTAGTTAAAATATCTTCTTCCTTAGCAGTCATGTATTTAATTTCTACCTTACCACTAGATAAGGGATTGTCTTTAGGATACATTAATCCTTTAGATGGTAATTCTATTTCTTCTGTTGGGAATTTAAATTCGGCCATAATCTTTATTTGGTTAAAACGTTTTTATCAGTTATACATATACAATATAAAAAAAAGCTTGCCCAAAGGCAAGCAATTTTCTAAATTAGGGGTGAGTAAAATTTTTAGAAATTTAATACACAGTAATCTGGTTGAACTGTCATTGTAATTTCTTGAGCAGCATTTTCAGTATCCCAGTTAAAATCTCCAAATGAAGCTTCTGTAATCATTGCTCCTTTGATGATCCATTCTGACACAACATCACCTACAGGTCCTAGTACATTGATTGTAAGATCTTTCTTATAGAAATCACTATAACCGTCTCTACCAGTTACTGATTCGTGATGTAATCTAACCCATTCCATTACTGATTGTGCACCAGATGGTGTAATTGGGTCAAATAGTGTAAATTGAATTGTTCCCCAAGTTGTTTTACCTTTTACAAAACGTTGAACGTTAATATGATTTAAAGGTACTGTTCCTTGAGATACAGTTACGGCTCCTACACCTTTCATAATGTATGCTGGGAATCCATCTACAAAAGCTATAAATCTGTTCTTTTGTTTTGGCTCGAAAGCTGTGAAAAATATTTCGTTTGGGTTTAATACTGCCATTTTATATGTTTATTTTATTATAAATATTCGGTTTTCTTTTTTTTATGCTGGGAATGTTGCTCCAGTTGGTAATACATTGAAATCAAGTATAATAAATTCAGCTGTTTTAGTTGGTTGTAAGAAAATCTGACCGATTAACTCATTTCTATCTATTACATCTGGTGTATTATTGGTTTCATCCATTACTACTTTAAATGCATACAATCCTTGTCTTTGTTGAACACTTTCTAAATATGGATTTACTTGTGTTAAGAAATTATTTCTTGTAGCAATTGTATTTGCTTCAAATACTAAATTATCAGCAATTTGAGAAATATAATCCTTAAGTGTAATTAACAATCTACGTACATTTACTCTATCTAAAGCAGTTGCTGCTTTTTGTAATGTTTTTTGTCCGAATACTACTACTCCTTGTTGTGGGAATGTAGCAATTGGGTTAACATTACCTTCATATAAAGTATCTCTGTTTGCTGATGTTAATTTTCTTTCAGCTCTTACTACTGAACCCATTCCACCTCTTGTAATACCTGCTGGTGCGAACCATGGATCACTTGAAGCATCTGTAAATGCATACACTCCTGGAATCATTGTAGAAGCTGGTACATAAACTAATAATCCAGTATTTGGATCAACAGTTTGTAACCAAGGCCAATATGCGGCTGCATAACTAGTATCTAATGATGATGCATTTTGTAATACGGTGTTAATTGCTGTATCATAAGGAACTAAATCCATTATATAAATAGCATCTCCTCTTGCAATAGTATTATTTTTTATTAAATTACACTGGTTAGCATAATTTGAATAGTATAAACCTGGTGCTGAGATTACATTATATTGATAATCATCTTGATTAGCTAATAAATTAATAGCATTTGTATAATCTGTTCCAATTAAACCCTGAGTATTTGTTCCATCAATTTTATCATAGAAACGGTTATATGATACTGAGTTAAGATTTGAACCTATTGCTTCATCAAATGAACCTGAGCTTATTATTGGTAAAGATGAAGTAAATTCTGGTTTTGCTACTCCGTTATTTTGGAAATAATGTGGAGTATTAAAATTTACTTGTTTTACTCTTATATAATTAGATATATTAGGGTAATTACCTTCTTCTTGTAAATATGTTCCTGAACCATCTGCTGCTACTACAACATTCGAAGTAATATCACCAATTGCTCTTGAAATATAATTTGGAGAAAATGGATCTAAAGAGATGTTATTAAATGATTCTAATATTACTTTTTGATTATTATTATCATTACCACGTCTAACTAGTAATGAAAATACACCTGAAGCTGTATTTACACTTGTAATTTCCCATCTGATATTATCAGCAGATCCAAGTGCTAATGCGCCACCAGGTAGTTCTGTTGCACCCGTATCTGATCCAGCGGGTGTTGTGTTATTCATTATTACTCCTTCAGAAAGTGTTTCTAATGTAAAGGCATTTGCATTTACAATATCTCCGTCAACTAGGGTATGTTGTGCCAATGTGGAGCCAACACCTAATAAATCTACAGCTATTTCAACAACATTACCTGCTACATATCCTGCACCATCTTCTACAATAGAAACAGATGTGATTGAAGAAACTATATTAGCAGCTGTTATTGTTAGTACTATATCTCCTCCAGTTCCAGCACCTCCTAAATTTCCATCTGCTTGTAATGTGCCGCCAGGAATAGTTATAACTGAGTCAACTTGATATCCTGTACTATTTGGGGTTAATAATACAGCGGATACTATTGATCCTCCTGCATCTGTTGTAACTCTAACAGAACCACCTACTGGTCCTGCTGGGGCAACGTTTCCAATTGGAATGTCTGCTGATGTTTGTGTTGCTGCATAAGCTCCAGCATCTGTTCCAGCACCAGTTATTGAAGCTGGTGATGATAAATCTACTAATATTCC